GAAGCCATGTCGGGTATGCTGGCCATCATTAACGCCAGCGAAGAAGACTATACAAAGCTTACTCAGGCTACTAGGGAATATAGCGGTGCGGCCAAAGAGATTCAAGCTGGCCTTGATAAGCATCATAAAGAGTCTTTAGGAAAGATACAGGGGTTTGTAAATAACAGCACTTCTCTTTCCGGGGAAGAGCAGGAAGAAATTCTAAACAGTATGCAACAGGGGTATGAAAATAGGAAACAGGCCATCGTTGACGGGGAAGCCAGGATTAAAGAAATATTAGGTTTAGCTTCCACTGAAAAGAGAGCCTTAACTAAAGCAGAACAAGACGAAATCAATGCTATCCAAAGACAGATGGTGAATACCGGCATTCAAGTTTTATCAGAAAATGAAGTGGAAGCTAAAGCCATTATGGAAAGAATGAAAGCCCAAGCTGGAGAAATATCAGCTACCCAAGCCGCTGAAGTTGTTAGAAACAGTCTGGAGCAAAAAGAGGGAGCAATTAAAGCCGCCAATGACCAGTACAACGAAGTGATAAAAGAAATCATCCGACAACGGGATGAAACTGGCATCATCACCAAAGAACAAGCAGATAAGTTAATACAGGAAGCTACAAGGCAAAAAGACGAGGCCATTAAAAAGGCCGAAGAGATGCACTTAAATGTAGTTGACGAAGCAAAGAAACAGGCTAAAGAACACGTCAATCAGGTGGATTGGGAGACGGGAGAAATAAAGAGCAAGTGGCAAGTGATGAAAGACGATGTGGCTACTAAGGCCAGTGAGATTAAAGAAAATGTAGCCCTGAAGTGGGAAGAGATAAAGACCGCCACAGCAGAAAAATGGGAAAACATAAAGACAACTCTTGCAAATAACTGGCAGTCCATGAAGGAAGATACCCTGCTAAAGGTTCGAGAAATAAAAGAGGATGTAACTGCTAGATGGGAGGAAATAAGGCAATCCACAAGTAGCAAATGGGCTAGTGTAAAAGGGTCTGTGGCAGATAGCATAACCACTATTAAAGATAAGATATCGGAAGGCATAGAAAAGGTTAAAGAATGGAATGCCACAAAGGTGAAAGAAAAGGTATTTACTATAGTAGAAAGAATAAAAAGAGTATTTTCCGGTGGAAGCAGTGGCGGAGGTGCTACTTATACCAGCTCTAACTTTAGTGGAACAAGCTTTTTCCAAGGTGGACTTACTATGGTAGGAGAACTGGGACCAGAGCTTGTTGAATTGCCAAGAGGTTCTCGAATTTACAATGACTATGAAACAAAGAACATCATGGGTGGTAATAAAGGAATCACTCAACACATCACCATCAACACCCCAACTCCGTTAACCCCAGCAGAAACCGCAAGACAAATTAAAAATGCATCCCGGCAGCTGGCGTTAGAGTGGTAGGAGGTGTACTTATGGATAAAATCATTATTACCAACCAGAGTGATGAGAGCATCATCTTAGGAAATATGGCCCCTTACTTTCTTCAAATCTTAGACGGTGTGGGGGATGTGCCGGTTACAATAGAAAGCCAAAAAGCACCCAAGCAAGATGGCTCCACCTATATCGATAGCACCTTAGAAAACCGAGCCATCACCATTGAGGGAATGATAATTACTAAATATAATCCCGAAGCAATAAAAGAAGCTAGGAGAAAAATGCAAAAGGTGCTAAACCCAAAACTGGGCTTAGTGACTCTTACTCATCAAGGGAAGGAGATTAAAGCCATTGCAGAAACTACTCCTATCTTCCCTGATGGACAGGGTAATAAAGGACTCTATTACCAAAAATATTTAATTCATCTACTTTGCCATAATCCCTTTTGGCTGGAACCATTTTATGAAAGCCGTGAGATGTCTTATATCATGGGCGGACTTAGTTTTAAGATTAGGCTTCCCACTAGTTTTTCCAGCCGGGGCTTTAGGAGAAAAGCTACTAATGATGGGGATGTATCTACCCCGGTGGAGATTGAGTTTAAAGGTCCAGCCATTAATCCAACGGTAACTAATGAAACTACAGGGGAATTCATCCTAGTTAACAGGGAGCTCGGAGAAGAGGATGTGCTTACGGTCTCCACCACTTTTGGAGAAAAATATGTGCGAATCAATGGGGAGAACGCCTTTCACTATATAGATTTAGACAGTACCTTTTGGCAGCTAGTGCCGGGGGAAAATATTTTAAGCTATGCCAGTAACAATGACAGTATAAACACCAAAGTCATAGTCAAATGGAAAAATCGCTACATCGGACTTTAGGGAGGAGGGATTTTATGGCTGAGAGGTTTAGGTTTTTTGATAGTATTGATGGTGAAGATGAAAGAGAATACACTGCCGATGAATTTGCAGAGTACTTTAGGCAGTTTATTAGAAACGGTATCTTTTCTGGGGGAGAAAATCTAAAAGTAGAAACCAATGAACAAGACATGAAAGTATTTATTAACCCTGGGTATGCTTGGATTGAAGGGTATTTATATAAAATAGATACCGAGCCTTTGGTGATGGAGCATAAGATAGCAGACCCAAGCTTAAATCGGATTGACCGGATTGTTATTAGGCTAGATAAGACATTAGAAAACAGGTATGTAAAAGCTTTCATACTAGAGGGCACACCGGCTGCAACACCTGAAGCACCAGAGCTAACTAGAAATAACAACGTGTATGAAATATCTCTAGCCCAAGTGGAGGTTATTGCCGGGAAGAGTTTTATTGAAGCTTATCAGGTAACTGATGAAAGATTAAACAATGAAGTCTGTGGTATCACCACCCATTTCTTTGAACAGGTTGATACTACAGATATTTTTAATGAGTGGCAGAACTATTTGAATCATAAAAAAGATGAAGCAGATGTAACTTGGGTAGACTGGGTAGAAGAAAAGATATCAGAACCTGATGGAGAGTTTTACACCCAATGGAAGGCCTGGTTTGAGGAAATAGAGGATATTACTAATTTAGTTACTAAATCTCGGTTTGAGGCATACCTCGCTGATAGTGCAAGATTTATTCCCTCAGGCTTAATATCAATGTGGGCAGGTTTAATTTCTGCCATTCCTACTGGATGGGTACTATGTGATGGCACCAACGGGACCCCTGACTTAAGAGATAGGTTTATCATGGGGGCCACTTCAGATAGTAATGTTGGAGAAATTGGTGGAGAAAATGAAGTTACATTAACAGTTGAACAGATGCCAGCACACACGCATAGTGGCTCTACTGATGAAGCAGGCAATCATAGGCATGAGGTGGATATATATGGTAAGGAGGATGATTCCGGCAGTAGGATACGTCGCGGAGGTAACGCAACAAGTTGGAGAAGTGTAAATACTGATTATGCGGGGATTCACTCACATATATTAAATATAGATAACACTGGTGGGGGATTGCCTCACGAGAATAAACCGGCTTATTATGCATTAGCATTTATAATGAAAGTTTAGGTGATCAAATGTTAATAGTTTATAGAAAATCGAACGGTGAAATATTATTAAATACAGGAAAAAGCTTTGTAAAGCCAGAGGGCATGAGCGATTATAATGGGAAATTAGCAGTTATTGAACGCATCGGCGGCTCAGTAAATGATTATGGCACATTTAGGTTACACGACATCAATGAAAAAGAAAAAGTCGATGAAATATTAAGATATGAAAATTATGTGGAATTAGTAATTGAGCATGATGCAGCAGTTGACTACAAAATTAATTACAATAAATATGAATTGGATAAACTGGCACTTGAAGAACAAAGTTTGTTAGAAAGTTTGATCCCTAGTGACAAAGAAATATTAATGGCAGAGATGGATTTAAAAATGATTACCATTTTACAGGAGGCTGATCTAATATGACCAAAATACAAGTAAGATTAATAAATGCTTATACTGTACTTGTTATGGCAAAGCGGCTAGAATTAACTGATGTACCTGAAACACCAGTTACACTAGACGATGGGACTGAAAGTACATTTAGAGTGGAAGTAGAAATTAAAAGAGCGGAAAGGGAAATAGAGATATTGTCCCCAGCAGCAAATCAAAATTAGAGGGTTAGCCATGAAACCTATAAGAATATTATCGCCAACGCTTGATTTACAGGGGGAGGTAGACAACTATCTCTCTTTTTCTTTTGTCAGAAGATATCATTCCCCTGGAGAGTTTCAGCTGGTCACCAATAGGAAAGTGCGAAATGCTGATAAGCTTAATACTAATCAACTGATTATGCTGGGAGCTGATAAATATAAGACAGGGATTATCCGGTATAAAGAAATTAAAGCCAATGATAAGGGAGAGGAAATTCTAACCGTTAAGGGCTATACCCTAGGGGCAATTACTGCTCAACGGATTACCATCCCACCAGACGGTCTTGCCTATGATATTAAGGAAGCTGATGGAGAAACGGTTATGAAACATTACGTAGAGATGAACTATTTAGACATATTAGGGATGGAGTTTCCTAATTTACTTATCGCTCCTAATCAGAACCGAGGAGAGAACATTAAATGGCAGAGTAGATATAAAAACCTTGCAGAAGAGTTGGAGCAAATAAGTAAGCTTACAAATCTAGGGTGGCACATCTATTTAGACTTTGATTCAAGGAAGTGGATATTTGACATATATAATGGAAGAAATTTTTCAGCAAGCCGAGAAACTAACCCTCCCGTTATCTTTTCTCCCCAGTTTGAAAATGTAAGATCTCAGGAATATACGGAGAGCTTAATTGGCTATGGGAATTATGCAATTGTGGCCGGTCAAGGGGAAGGGGCAGAACGGGCAATCGCCATGGTAGGTGATGATGCTACCGGTCTTGATAAGCATGTCATCTTTGTGGATGCCAGGGATATTGAAAATAGTGAAGACCTTATCTCAAGAGGAATGGCTAAACTAAAAGAACAGCAAAGAATCATCTCCTTCCAGTCCGAGGTATTGCCCCATGGTCCATTTCTTTATCAAAAGGACTGGGATGTGGGGGATATGGTGACGGTGCAAAATAAAGATTGGGGACTGACCATGGATGTTAGAATAACTGAAGTGGAAGAAGTTTATGAAGCCGGTGGCTTTAAGCTTAACGTTACCTTTGGCAATAACATCC